TTCGAGAGGATGCAAATTCAAATGTAAATTTTGTGAGTTTCCTGTGCTAGGAGTTAAAGAAGATACGTCTGTGTCTGAAGAAATCATGTATCGAGATTTAAAAGATGTCTACGATAAATGGGGGATTAAAAATTATATCATAGCCGACGAAACTATTAACGAACGAGATGAAAAAATTATAAAATTAGGAAACGCTGTTAACCGTGTTGGATTCGAACCAAACTTTACAGGGTTTATTAGATTAGATTTGTTCAATGCAAATAGACATCAAATAGAGTTATTGGCCAGAGCAAGAATTTGGGGACATTTTTACGGAGTTGAAACTTTAAATCATCGAGCAGGGAAAACGATAGGAAAAGGATTAGATCCAGAAAAAAATAAACAACTAATGCTCGACACTAAAAATTACATGTTGTCGACCTTAGGATACTATAGAGGAACTGCATCATTCATAGCAGGACTTCCTTACGAAACGAAAAATGATATAGAAAACACCCATCAATGGTTGAGAAGCAATTGGCAAGATCAGCATTGGCACTTTTGGCCCTTATTGATTCCTAAAACTACAAATTATAGATTAAGTGCATTTGGTGAAGATTTTTCTAAGTATGGCTATAGAGAATTAACCCTCGACGAACTAAACGTTTATAAGAAAACACACGAAGATGTGTATACTGGATTTTTAACCAAACCCCAAGTATTATGGAAAAATGATGAGGGAGATTTTTTTGAATTCAGTGAAATGGCTGAGAGGCTAGATTCTATCAATGGCGAGGAGCCAAGCAAGATAGGAAATTTTACAGTATGGGCTTTGATGTCTTTGGGATTAAGTCCGGAAGAAGCAATGTCCGAAACATCTCATTACGATCATACGAAGTATAAAAAAATTAAAAATCATAAAATCTTTTCTTACATAGAAAAAAAATTATCTCTTTAACTTACCAATTATCATAAATCTTTTATACAAAGGTAATTCATATTCTCCGCTCCAGAGAATATCTAGATCACTCTGTGATTCAAAAGTTTTTAAACTATCTGCGATCCTAATATGTTCGGGTATTTCGTAATTGTTGCTTTGAACAACAACTAACGATTCGGGTGATATATTATTCAACCACTGGTTGTATTGATCTTGTGTGATATGTTCACAACTAGTGTTGATTACCACATCAGCATTGTAGGTTAAATCACACATATCAGCAGTTATGGCTTGAAATTTTCCTACCATATGCTCTGGCTTATTCATTGTTTCGGCTATTTCTTCGCATGAAGGATCGATATCAATACTGCGTATGTTAATACAGGGTATATCACTTTGAAAAATCATGCTGGCTAACACACCGTTCCAGCCACCGCATATATCTATAGAAATAAATTTTTTAATATGAGGTCTAAGATTCTGTATCAACCATTCTTTACTTCTTATTTGACCTTTCCAGAACGATTCTAAAGTCCGTTTAGGATCATTACTATTTCGAATAGCATCCATCCAAAATAAAATATGTTCGGAATCTAAAATCATATGTTTGTTAAAAGTCTCTTAAATCTTTTCAAAAGTGATAATTTTTTCTGTTTAGGTATAGAATGTTCGATGTTTACATGATCCATTATTAACCTAGCTACTTCTCTGTGACATTCTTCGTTACCGTGATTGTTATCTTGAGACAGAGGAAATTGATTTTCGTGGGTCCATATATAAACGGGTATATGATCAATTATTCGATTGTTTAATTTAAAAATATATTTAAACCTGTTGTCAACAACCAAATTAAAAACCTTTATATTTTTGGTTTCTAAAAAATAATTAGCATGACTAACAAATAACTTTGACATTGTTTCAGCATCATACTCCGAGTAAAAATCTTTATAAAATATTTTTTTATTCTCGGACCAAATACCAATTTGTTCAGATTTGTCTTTTTTTGGATGTAAAATACAAGTCCTATCTGGGTAAGTCCACATTATGAAAACAAGATCGTGATCTTTAAAATCAAATGAAATAATATTATGCCATATTTCTTTATTGCTAGATCCTATACGGGACTGATTTACACATTCTATATCTAGTTCTTGAGCAATTAATGAGGGCCAGGATTTTTTACTAGGATGTATACCGGGTCGATCAGGAGGAATAAAACAATCTTCTAGTCCGGCACCGTAAGTCAACGAGCATCCAAAAGAAACTAATCTCATGTTATCTGTGTCAATGGAATAAATTTTTTAGAATCTTTGTTTCTAAATTTAGGCATTACAGTTTCAACACTACATAAACAAGATGTTTGTTCACAGACTGCATACTGCAATTTAGGTTTAAACTTTTCGGAAAATTCCGGATCATACAAATTGTAATATTCGTTTTCACCGTAGAGTTTTTGATTGCAAGTGCCGGCAATCATGCCATCCTTGTTAATGTTCAACCAGTTCACTCCAACAGAACAGGACCACCCATAGAAATTATTCAAACGTTTTAGAAGAACTTCGTTGTCCTCTAGTCGATGCTTTTTATTATTACTATCTACAGCCGTAACTTTACTGACATAATACTTGTTGTTTTTTAAGAACCAAAACAGATTAGCTCGTCTAGCTCTAAATTTTTTTAAAACAATCTTTTGTTCATCGGTGTAATTAACTTCGGGGTCAATGATTTCAACGTATCGAATAGTCCAACTCTTTTTACTAGTCTTTAGGTCTTCAACCATTTCGATACACTTGTCCCAGTCTCTAGGATCCATCATTACAGACACACTGGCTACGACATTCTTAGTATAAAGATAGTCGCAGACTTGTTTTAGATGGCTAGTATCACTGTATTCTCTATGGCAGCTTACGTGGACTCTGTCAAAATAGGGTGCTGCTTTTTGCCACCACTCCATGCTCTTTGAAGCATTAGTAGTCATTGATATTAAACACTGATAGTTTAGTTTTAAGAACTCAACAAAATCAATTAATTTCGGCCAGTGGCTTGGCTCGCCTCCACAAAAATGAATATCAAACACTCGCTTGTTAGAATGTTTTAGATAATACTCAATCAGATGAGTTATATTTTTTTTGATAATGTCTATGTTAGGAAATTTATGTGTGCCATCATTGCTGCCGGGCCAACAATACCAGCATTTGTAATTACAATAATTTCCGAGATTTATATCGATGTTTAATACATCATCTCGCCAATTGTTATGTATTGATATTAAATCCATTTTTAAATTAATTTTAAATCCTTAGAAATTTTCATAGCAGCTTTCTGAGCAGATTGTATTCCTGGATGAATCATATCTCTTGCGAAATCACACATAGATAATTTATTACACTTTAAAAGGTCAGCAGTGTCTTTAATAAAAAAACTCGCTTCATATAGCAGAGTATCTTGCCATAACAGTCTAATATTTTTTTGTATAAAAATTGCATGAACCTTAACATTATAATCATTGCTATTCCATACACCCATGATATTATCAGGCTGTATAGTGTGAGCCCCATGGTTTAGAAGGGTATGACGAAAGTATTCTGTGCATCGAGAATAATCTGGCCATAGGTATATCACAGCTCTGGGCCTAGGATAACCTTCTCGTAAAATAATAGAATTATGCATAGCATAAATCATTGATGTTCCGCCAAGGCCTAGATTAATCGTGTTTATCCCAGTTATTTTTTCGATGTTAGAACTAATAGTATCCGATTCATCCAGCCCAGTTCCATATACATGTGAACAACCAAATACAACAATAGAGTTTGACCAATTGATATCTTTAAACTCTTTGGTCCTATATCCATGAGAATTATTTTTATATGTTATCGACTTATGTCGATAATACCAATCTTCTGGTTGAGTTCTTAAATTTTCTTCAAATAATTCTTTAGTATCAGTATCGGCCCATTCTGTTGTATGATAACAATCGTTTGGCAAGAATTTATTTTGTCTTATTCTTGTGATCATCGGCAAAAAACTTATACTAGAAAACATTATTGATTCTCGTTTTTGGTATCTTGCTGTCTGCAGAACTTACACAACTATTAGTGATGCAAGGTGTGGCAGAATCAAACAATTTAAATCCTTCTGTTAATGTTCCTAACGGTTGATCATGACAACTATAGGATCTTTTTACTTCATTACTTCTTATTATAACACTTTGATATCCGCTATTACAATGCCAATCTTTAAATTTATTAAAACCAAACGCATTAAATCGTTCTGCTTGATCAAACAAATATTCTTGTCCATTAGAATCGTATAGGGCTATTTGATACAATTCTTCTCCGTGTTGATTTTGAGGAAATCCTGTCTGCATTAAATCAATCATTTCGTCTGTATAACCATCTACTATTCGACTAGCTGTAGGATCGCTCTGCGGTTTCAGTGTTACATTGATTCCTAGTTTATAAAATCTTTCACACCTCTTGTATAAATCATAAAACTTTTCTGGAACCATAACTTGATTAACAGTTACATAAACATTTTGATATATTAACTGTAGACATTTTTCACTGAAGTCTTGTTCTCGAGCATGTTCAGCATGATAGCTGGCCGTTATGCTTCGTCTTTGTAACATACAAGTGACTTCGGCCCACTTCCTCCACCAATTGATGCCAGGGCTGAGATTAGTAGTCATGTGAACGCTTTGATAAGAACTTTCTTTTTCGTCCAAATGTTTTATCAAATCAAGCAGATGTTTATAAGCAGTTGGTTCACCGCCACTGAAACTCCAATGGAATTCTGTAAATCCATTTTGTCTAGCTTGTCGTTTGATTTCATCTACAGTTCGAGTATATACTTCTAGATCTTGAAAATCCAATTTGTCGCTACGAGCATAAGGCCAACAATATGAACATGAGTAATTACAGAATCTTCCTAGAATCCAACTTGTTGAAAACAAAGGCCTTCCTAGCATTGTGCGTTGTCCAAAACGCACTATATCTTTAAATGGGATTTTTTGAAATTGATGATTCATAAACTGATAATATTTAATCACTTAGAGGTTGATTATTTTAAAACACGGTTATATAATATACTTGTGGTCGTGAGTGGAACATGGCAGACCTCCGGTCCGTTGCGAAACGCACTTGGGAATAGGGCGCCGCTGTAAGCACAGCCCTTGTAGGTTCGAATCCTACCGACCACACCAAATTCTATTATAAGTAGAATACTACTAACAAGAGGAAACATTATATGTCAAATACAGTAGAACAACTAAAATTACAGTTTGAAGAATTTTTATCAGAAGATTCTAAATTTACAGCAGGTAACGGCGCTGCCGGAACTAGAGCTCGTAAAGCATTACAAGAAGTAGCCAAACTAGTAAAGGCTCGTCGTAATGAAATCACCGAAGAAAAGAACGCTCGTAAAGAAGCAAAAGCAGCAAGCAAGTAATATGTCTGATCAAGACAATAATACTATTGTTCTTGACCTTGGAGAAAGTTATAATTACGGTGCCGCGCAGCCTAGTTATGGATTATCTAGCAGCGGCATCGACACTATAACTTTAGACAATATGGCTACATCAGTTACTATACCATCATCCTGGACTACCACTGCTAGTGGAGCCAGTTATACCATTTCTAATGGCGGTGCGGGTAGTAGTGGAATATATGGCACAGGTGCAGGTCTTGGAGTTAATTGGAATTCCTCTACCAGCACCGTTCATATAGATGGTTCCGGTTTAACTATGAGAGATGGCGCTGATATAAAAATTGGTGAGAAAAGTTTAACTGAGGCTATAGAAAAGATCGAAGAACGCTTAGGTATTCTTAAACCAAATCCAGAATTAGAAGAACGTTGGGAAAAATTAAAAGAGTTGCGTAAACAATATATGGAACTCGAAAAAGATCTTCTTGAAAAAGAAAAAATAATGAAAATTTTAAAGGAATCATAATGGATGTTCGCTTGGTATCCTATTCACAACCAACAGCAGAATTTGCAGACATGGGCATCGACGATGCACAAGAACTCATCGCGTATTGCGCCCGTGTCAGCAATCCCTCAAACCAATTCAATACAGAAACATCAGAAAAACTTATTCGATACTTGGTCAAACACGCCCACTGGTCGCCCCTTGAAATGGTATCAGCGTGTGTGGAAATCACCACAACCCGAGATATCGCAAGACAGATTCTTCGACACAGAAGTTTTTCCTTCCAAGAATTTAGTCAACGATACGCTGACCCTACACAAGATCTTAACTTCGTCACTAGAGAAGCACGACTGCAGGACACCAAAAACAGACAAAATTCTGTCGAACTGGATATGGCAGACGCTGAGCAAAGAGAGCTCGCACGTTTATGGGAAGAAAAACAACAAAGTGTCATTAGAGCCGCTCGTGAAGCCTACACTTGGGCTGTCACGAATGGCATAGCTAAGGAACAAGCTCGTAGTGTATTGCCAGAAGGAAACATCGAAAGTAAACTTTACATGAATGGCACATTACGATCATGGGTGCATTTCATAGAATTACGTTCTGGAAACGGCACACAAAAAGAACATCAGCTAGTGGCATTAGCCTGTGCTAAGGCAATCGCTGCTATATTTCCTATGACAGAAAGTTTAATCGCAAAATGAAATACGGTGCTCACGACATCGGCGGTGAAATTGTCAAAAAAGACGATCGATATACCGTCCAAGATAATACAGAATTAAAGAATTTAATTGTTAGTTCTACAGATCTTAAGCCTGGCAAATCTACCGGCGGACATCGACACGAAGGACAAGAAGAAGTATATTTCTTTATTCGTGGTAACGGACGAATGGAATTAGATGCTGATCACTTTGATGTATATCCAGGCGACACAGTTTTAATCAAAGACGGAGTATTCCATCGTGTGCATAACACAGGCGATGAGAATCTTTATTTTATTTGTGTATTTGATGGTAAGAGAAATCATCAATGAATGAAGAAGTAAAACAGTTCTGTGAAAATTATGAAGTTCGTGTTCTGAACGATCAAAAGCGTAGGGCACGATATCATCCTCCCAGATTCTTTACAGACCCAGAACGTGCCGATATCATTCGCAATGATGTTGTAGAATACGAAACTGAAAAAGTTATTACTTTAGAAATACCAGAGAGTAGACTTCGCACTCTTATAGAAATGGAACGTCGGTTTTTCAAATGGCAACGACACAGTCCAGGTGAGATTGATATGTTCCAAACCCTTATGGACAAAGAACGAGAAGAAGCACATTATCGTAATACCAATCCTGCTGTCCAAAAAGCCTATGAGCAGTATTCGATCATGCTCAATTTAGCCGGATATCAAAGAAAATTTTGATTCGTTTTTGACCCATCTTGACAGGTTTTTTAAAAGATAGTATAATTAAAGTGTTCGACTACTAAGTCTGAGAAGGATTATACATGAGAAATTATTGGACCTGCTCACCATTCGCTGATTGGATCCGTGGCACTACCAAATTAAAGTGCGGAACAGGCAAGGAATGGGCAGAATGGGAAAAGGCTGCTAAAGCCAAATATCCAATCCGTTGGTGGATTGCTGAAGAAGGCTTGGACAAAATCCAGAACGTTTGGTGCTGGATTCCAGAAAGGATTAATGATGTTAGATATTATATTAACAATCGCTTTGTTACTAGAACTCATTGTCTTACTGCTAGCCCTCGCGATATCAAGCGTGGCACTTGGTGCGATGTTGGGAATAGATTCCTGCCATGCCTTTTTAACGAACTTGTTGAATTCGTTGAAGTAGAGCAAGCATGGCATCATTGTGTATGGGATGATGAAGCTCGTAAAAAGCACAGCTATCCTTGGTGGCGTCGTTGGTATCGAAACTGGCGTTGTCCAGAAGCTGGTGTTGACTACTTGAAGTGGGCAATGACTCTAACCAATAAAGAGTTTATCGAAGAAGGCGAACAGGAAGAACCTACATATCAAGCCAAAGCTGCTAAAGAAATCCTAGAGCTTTATACTTGGTGGAAGGAAGTTTATCCAAATCGCCCAGATGTTCACGATGCTAGTGGTTGGACTGCTTACTGCAATCTTCGCCGCGAAAAGGGTTATCATCTTTTAGATATGGAAGATAAAACTCCCGAAATGGCAGAAATGTGTAAAACTGCTCTTGACAAGAGTCGTGAATTGGAAGCACAATACGAACAAGAAGATGAAGAAATGATGATTCGTTTAATTAAAGTAAGACAATCACTATGGACTTAAAATTTTCTCCGTTTAGGAATTGGGTGCGAAATCTATGGTTGGAAAACTGTGACGAGCACCTCGATGCTAATTTGCCAAAATATTCTTACGAAGAATATTTTCAAAAATTTAAATGGTGGTTGAAAAGAGAATATAAACATCAGAGACAAAAAAATGCTATTCAATGAAAACATAGGCGGTGAAGAACATAAGACAGAAGAATTGTATGCTAAGTATCTACAGTTTACTGGACTTATGTTAGAGGATTATAGTTCGCTAGAAATAGCGGCAGTAATGACTACACAGGCCTTGAGTCTTTATAGGACATGTATGAGCGAAGAAGACTATCAACGCATTGTCAAAAGCATTTATGATAAACGAGATCAAGTTAAAACATTCGATAACTAATATGAAACTACAAACACCAGCAGAAGGTATATTAAAAAAGAACGATTGGGGTGATACCAAAATGTATCACGTTGTTTGTGAATGTGGTTCGGAAGACCATACTCATGATATTTGGATAGAAGCAGAAGATATAGGGGTCAATGTTACAATATATGCAACCGTAAAATCACCTTGGTGGTCGATGAATCGTTTCAAACAGATCTGGACCTTACTTACTAAAGGTTACTTAGAGCATCAAACTGTATTAACAATGAATGAACAAACCGCTTTCAACTATGCCGAGACTCTAAAGAAAGCAATTCAAGATGTCAAAGATTTCAAAAAGCCCTGAACGACATACCTTCCAAAAGGAAGGTTATGTAAAGCGTCAGGCAGAAAAAGGCGAACCTGTAAACGAGGCCTATCTTGACATGTTCGATCAAATTCTCAACGATCATGAGCACAAGTTTGACGATCCCCAAAGTAGAATCAATAACATGGAATACGATCTCCTAACCACTGATTGGATTTTAGAGAAAGTTCGTGCTGACGATGCTTATGCTCAAAATTTGTATGCGGCCATGTGTAACAACGGGTTCATTAAATTAGATGTTATTCCCATCCTTAAAAATGAAGAGTGGGGTGCTTCTTGGCGTTATGCCGGAGGCATCGTTGCCGACATGCAACAAAAAGGTGATTATATCGATTGGTATTGTTCCGGTATTCGAGATGTAGGAGTATATGCTCCTGCTAAAGAAAACGAAGAATTTACCGAAGAACAATTAGCTAGAAAGTCTGTTGTTGACAGATACGTGCCGGAAGGCTGTATAACCGACGAGATCCGGAATGATCTCCAACGTCTTGGTTGGGCAGTGGCGCCCGATGGAGATTGGACTAAGTTTGATTAACCTAATAGGAGATTAATATTTTATCATGACCTGGGAACTTTACGAGGTCTGGGGTGTGGACGAAGCCTTTCACGAAGAATTGCTAGAAACCACCAGTAGCAGAAAAGAAGCATTAGAATTGGCCAAAGCCAATCTAGATCTAGGATATTTCCAAACTATCGTTTATCAAGAAATTGACGGCGATTTGGAAGAAGTAGAACGATTTGAGCAAGGTTGACAACATGTCTATTTGGTGCTATAATATACATATTGTTAAACGAATAGGAGTGAATCCAAATGGCATCTAAGCTCAAAAAAGCAAGCATCGCTATCCGTCAGAATAAAAACAAAGATCTCAGCCCACGTTGGGATGGTGCAGAGGACTGGGATGCTGAACAGTTTACTCGTCACTTTCGAGTAGCTATGGAATATTATCGTTTGGAATTTAGTTCTAAAGACCTCAAACCTAAAGTCGTTGAATGGATGAAAGGCCAAGGATGGCATCCTGATAGCGTTGCAGAGTTTAAAAAGACCAAAGATAATCGTTGTTCTGGAACCATGGGCGGGTTGGCAGCATGTCTACTTCGTGGCATGCCCGAAGTTCATGCAGGATTTAACGAAGGTCGTGATAGTGCCAAATGGTTAGAAGAAGCTATCAATCGAGTCATTGCAGAAGGTAAAGAGGACACAGAGGAAGAAGAAGTTACTGAGAAAAAAGAAACTGCGATCGTAGTTTCTATCCAAGATCGTGTTCGTGAAGCTGCCTACAAAATGACTGAAGAAATCGAAGATGCAGTTGAATCTTTTAGTCTAGATCCCGAAGCATTTGATCCAAAACAGTTCAAAGTTCTTAATTTGCTCAAGGGCAAACAGGCCAAAGCCGCTCATGCCCGTATTATTAAAGATGTATACAAACGTCAATATGACGAGTATATCGAATTGCAAGAGGGTAAATGCGAACAGCTCAAAGAAGGCTACAGTCATTTGAGCAAAGCACAGATTAAAAAAATTGTTTCTTTTTATAACGATATTCTTAGCGCCTGCGATATGCTGATGCAAGAAGCCAAAGTTAATAAAAAGCCACGTGCTCGCAAGGCTGTTCCTGCAGAAAAAGTTGTGGGTAAACTCAAGTTTATGAAAACTGAGCAAACTCTAAAACTGGTTAGTATCAATCCTACAGATATCATTGGTGCTAAGGAATTGTGGGTTTACAATACTAAAACTCGCAAACTGGGCAAGTATGTTGCCGGAGAGTTTAACGAGCTTGGTGTCAAAGGAACTACTATCACAGGCTACGATGAAATCAAGAGTGTGCAAAAGACTCTGCGCAAGCCAGATGAACAGCTTAAGAGTTTTAAAGATTCGGGCAAAGTAGCTCTGCGCAAGTTCCTAGAGGACATTAAAGCAGTAGATATTAAGCTCAACGGCCGTATTAACGAAGAAACTATACTGCTCAAAGTAAGCTAAATTCAAAACTTTCTAGGGATTGATAAATATTCATATGAATAATCAATCCCTAGATCAATCTATTGACGTTTTAGCACAAGCCCTAAAAGCCATTGCCGCAGATAAAACTGCCGCATTTGATAAGCCTTTTCTAGATTTTCATGCACAACAAGGCGAAACAAATTACGGAAAAGGCATGATTTTTAGTGGTCACGGCACTACAAAACAATTTCTTTTAACTGAACCAGATCGTTTTGTCTCTTCTGAAAACATCGAAGTAGCAAAAGACAAGGGGTTCTATGCTAACGGTATTAAAGTTCTAGATTCAAAAGAACTAGGATCTACTGTTACAAAAAGTTCTCTAAGAGAAGTAGGACGACTAAAAGGTCTTATCGTCGATGGCTCTGTAAGCATAGACAACTATCTATATTATAATTCAGATATCAATAGATTAGGGTTTGGAACAGAATCACCAAACGCTGCTCTTTCTGTAGCAGAAATGGGCATCGAGGTGATGTTAGGCACTTCAGAAACTTTCCACGGAGTCGTAGGAACTTTTGCTTCAACAGATTTCGATATAGTAACTGACAATACTCCTAGAATCTCAGTAAAAGCCAACGGTGATATTATCCTAGGAAACTTTAATCGAACACCAATTCAAGTAACGGTAAACGGCAAACTATCCCTAGGTGTTAAGACACCGGATCCAAATGTCGATTTACACGTTGCCGGTGCTGTAAGATTGAATAATAAATTACATATGGTTTCAGAATTACCACCAACTAAAGGTAACTTTAACAAAGGTGATATCGTCTGGAACTCAAATCCACAGCCGAGAGGTTGCATAGGATGGGTATGCACTCGTCCAGGCGATCCTGGTGAATGGAATCCGTTCGGCACAATAACCTAAATTGAAAATAGCAGTGTTAGGCAACGGCGAAAGCCGTCGACATCTTGACCTTCACAGTTTAAAAACTGATCATATAATAGTTGGCTGCAATGCTATTCATAGAGATCTAGTAGTCGATCATTTAGTATGCTGCGATCGACGGATGGCTGAAGAAGCTACAAAAAATACTCCCCCAGAAACGTTGATCTATGTTAGAGAAGATTGGTATCACTACTTTAGAAAGATCAAAAAGAACAAAAGCATACGTCAAGTTCCAGACCTTCCTTATAAAAGTATAGATAGGCAAGACCAACCTTTTCATTGGGGTAGTGGCCCTTACGCTATTTTGATAGCATCATTATTAGAGTCGTCAGAAATACATATTTTTGGTTTCGATTTATATTCGTCAAATAATAAAGTTAATAACATTTATAAAGGCACAGAAAACTATTCCGATCCAAACAGTCAACCTATTGACCCCAGTTATTGGATTTACCAAATATCAAAAATATTTGATAAATTTGTAGATAAAAAATATATCATTCACAATTCTAAAGATTGGTCTATGCCTAGAGAATGGCAAAAAAATAATGTGTCCTTTATTGCATTATAAATATGTTTGTCATATAATTACATTTACACACAGAGGCACAGCGGTCTTCAATGGCATTCAACCCGCTTTATAAATTCTGCATGTCATCAAACTTACTCGCTTGATTTACAGGAGGCAAGAGATGGCGAAATTTTATTCAACAAAAACTTACGGCAACGACAGAGGTCTGTCATGTTGCTTTAGACAATGGCGTGCCACACACAGCCATTGCTCAACACTTCACGGTTACTCAATTGGCATTAAACTCATCTTTGAATGCGACACACTAGACGATAAAAACTGGTGTATGGACTTTGGTGGTCTTAAGGTATTCAAAGAATGGGCTGACCATATGTTTGATCATACTTTGGTTATTGCCGAAGATGATCCTATGTTAGATCGTTTTAAAGAAATGTCAGGTTGGAGTTCAAATCCAGAACACGATGGCAATCCAGAACGGGTTCAAGTAGAACCATATCGTCGACAGGGCATTTGCGATTTGCGAATCGTTCCTGCTGTTGGTTGCGAAATGTTTGCTAAAATGTGTTACGACAAGATGGCTGAACTATTAGCCAGCGGTAATATGCGTTATCCTATCAATCCAAGTGTCAGAGTTAAATCTGTAGAAGTATTTGAACACGGTGCTAACTCCGCGACCTATGAGGGCGATGCGTAAGATATGGCGCATCTGGGCTAAAGCCCTGGGAGAAAAAGCTGGTGCTACTCGTCAGGAAGCTGATTGGGTAGCACTAGTTCGCACTCTAATTATTCTTTCATACCTAATCACAAACTGTTTTATTATCGCTGGTGTGATTAGACACTGGTAAATAATAATATGCGCACATTTAATATTAACCGAATCGTTGCCGGCAACGACAATAAAATTTTTATTATCGCCGGACCCTGTCAAATCGAAAGTCAAGATCATGCAGAATTTTTAGC